AAAAAACAAATACTTATTTGTTATTTTCCAGTTTTTATATACAATTCTTAGATATGGCAAATAATATATTCAGTGGCATAGGCTCTCGTTCACCTATCGATGGCGAGTCGCGGATGACATCCAGCATCATGGAAAGCATCAGCAAATTGCCGAGCTTTACCGCAGACACCGAGATACAAAGGTTTGAAACAGGCGGCATGGCTTTCCATTTTCCTGCGGGTTCTTCTTATGGAGAATCTGGCATGTCAGGAGTGCCATCCTTAACTCCCGCTTTTCCCACTTCGATAAATGATTTATATAACATGAATATATTTGAAGGAAATCCTTATGCTCTTGATACTGTTTATGAGGAGCCTGTCCCTTGGGATACTTGGGATATTTATGGCAACCCAACGCCTTGGTGGTATAACCAAAATAATCCATTTGTATATTCTGACGAGCCAAGCCTTCCAACAACACCGCCAGTTTCAACACCGCCAGTTGAACAGCCACCAGTAACTACACCAGTGTTCACAGACACAGAACCTGGAACACCTTGGGATACTGGCACACAAAGACCATGGGATATTTATGGCACAGAAACGCCTTGGTGGTATGATCCAAATAATCCATTTGTATATTCTGATGCGCCTACATCAACACCCACAGAAACACCCACAGAAACAGTTACAGAAGAAAGCGTCCCACCGATAGATGAAATAGTTTCCACAGGGCAACAACCTTCTTGGTTTCAAAATTGGTTTCCATGGATGGCTGGGCTCGGTTCTCTGGTTGGTCTTGGCGCAGGCGCAGGCGCAAGCACAGCTGGAGCTACAACACCAGAAGCAACAGCGCCAGAAGCAACAACAACAGAAGGAACAACAGGAGCAGAAGCGGACTCAGCTGGTCTTTTGTCTGGTATAGGACTACCTGGTTTGGGAGCAATTCCTTTAATAGCGGGAGCAGTTGCCACAGAAGAAGAAAATGGCGGAGATCCTTATATTCCACAGGCACAACCCTATGTTCCACCCATGGGATCGTTGATTCCATCACAGGTTACTTCTAACAATCCTTTTGTATATTCGCCTTTGAATGTCGGTGATTATGCTTCAATTAGTGGTTATCTGGATCCAAGGACAATGTATGGAGATCAATTGGGATATACGCCTTATCTGGGTAGCGGAATTGGTGGGCTTTTACCACAATCCGAATACGTCCCTGGTGTTTCTGATATGTGGAATGATAACTGGGCTTATCCAATGTCTATGGAATCCATGGATCCAAGTTGGAGACCATCGATGCCTTGGGAGCTGTCAAACATGCCTGCTAATTTATATACGCAACCACCACCTCCACCACCAGATGAAACGCCACCGCCTGATGATACAACACCAGTTACGCCTGTAATATCGCCAGATGTTCCAATAAATATTCCACCAATTATATCTGGCGTTGGTCCAAACCTTCCATTTGATCCAGAAACCTATGACTGGTCTGGAATTATGAACCAATATCAACCACAAATACCAACAACGCCCGATTTGAGCCAATATGCATTGAAAACAGATCTGCCGACAATGCCAGAAATCCCATCGGTAACACAATTTAACCCAGAAACCTACGATTGGTCGGGAATTATGAGCCAATATCAGCCAACAATGCCAGAAATGCCTGAAATTCCTTCCTATGCACCATTTGACCCTACAGGTTATGACTGGAGCAATGTATTTAACCAATATCAGCAAAATATCCCAAATATTCCAGAAATGCCTGAAATTCCGAATATTCCAAGCACTTTTGACCCTGTAGGCTATGACTGGAGCAATGTTTTTGACCAATATCAGCAAAATATTCCTGAATGGGAAATGCCACAAATCCCCGAAATACCGAGTGTTTTTGATCCCACAGGTTATGACTGGGGCAATGTTTTTGACCAATATCAACAAAATATTCCTGAATGGGAAATGCCCGAAACTCCTTCATATACCCCGTTTGATCCGATTGGTTATGATTGGGGCAATATATTCAATCAATATCAACAAAATATTCCTGAGTGGGAAACGCCCGAAATACCTTCTTATGCTCCATTTGATCCAACCAGTTATAACTGGGGAAATATATTTGACCAATATCAACAAAATATGCCCAGCTTTGAAGCGCCAGATTTAAGTGATTATGTTACCCAAGGAGGTTTGACCGCAGGCTTGGGCTCTTTGCCTAATTATAATGCGGAAATAAGGGCTTTGTCGGACAGGATGAATGCTTTAAATGCAAGATTTGACAACTATCAACCCACTCAAAACTATAACCAACCAGGTCTTGGGTTATTTACATAATTTAAAACATAATGTCATCACAAAAGCCTGTTTGGGATATTTTGTCCGAAGACCAACTCAAAGAGACTTTGGCTCTTCAGGAAAGATTGTTGCAAATCGACAAAAGAGAACAGGCACAAGGCGATTTCTTGGATTTTGTTAGGCTAATCTGGGAAGATTTTATCGAAGGTAGGCATCATAAGGTTTTTGCTGAAAAGCTACAGGCTGTAGCGGATGGCAAAACAAAAAGATTGATTGTAAACATGCCACCGAGACATACAAAAAGCGAGTTTGCTTCTTATTTGTTTCCAGCTTGGCTGATTGGCAAAAAACCAGATTTAAAAATTATACAAACAACACATACCGCAGAGCTGGCTGTGCGTTTTGGTCGTAAAATGCGTAACCTGATGGATTCTATGGAATACAAAGACCTGTTTCCAAAAGTTACTTTGCGAGCTGACAATAAATCAGCAGGAAGATGGGAAACAGAAGAAGGCGGTGAATATTTTGCTGTTGGCACAGGTGGAGCTGTAACTGGTCGTGGTGCTGATTTGTTGATAATTGATGATGTCCACTCAGAGCAAGATGCCTTGTCTCCTGGTGCATTAGAGCAAGCATATGATTGGTATTTATCTGGTCCAAGACAAAGATTACAGCCTGGTGGCGCTATTGTGATCGTAATGACCAGATGGAGCACTAAGGATTTAACAGGAAGATTGCTTAGTAAACAAACAGGAGAATATTCAGACAAATGGGAAGTGGTTGAGTTTCCAGCTATTTTTCCAGAGACAGGAAATCCGCTTTGGGGAGAATTTTGGAAAAAAGAAGAATTATTGGCTGTTAAAGAATCGCTTTCTGTAGCTCACTGGAACGCCCAATGGATGCAACAACCAACTTCCGAAGAAGGAGCGATTATAAAAAGGGAATGGTGGCGATCTTGGGAAGGAGAGACAATACCTCCAGTTGAATATATTATTCAAAGCTATGATACTGCTTTTTTGAAAAAAGAAAGCGCAGACTATTCAGCAATAACAACTTGGGGTGTTTTTTATCCAAATGAAGACGAAGGCGCTTCATTGATATTGATGGATGCAAAAAGAGGTCGTTGGGAGTTTCCAGAATTGAAAAAAATTGCTGCAAAGGAATACCGTTATTGGGATCCAGAAATGGTGATTATAGAAGCCAAGGCTTCGGGGCTTCCGCTTACCCATGAGTTAAGACAAATAGGTATCCCAGTGGTAAACTTTTCTCCATCAAGAGGCAATGATAAACATGCTAGAGTCAATGCTGTAGCTCCAATGTTTGAATCTGGACAGGTTTGGGCTCCAGTTCATTTTAAGTTTTCGGAAGAAGTAATTGAAGAATGCGCAGCTTTTCCATTTGGCGACCACGACGATTTTGTGGACAGCACAACACAAGCCTTGTTAAGATTTAGGCAGGGAGGATATTTACCATTGCCAAGTGATTACAAGGAAGATGAGTTTCCACCACAGGCAAGAACCTATTATTAAAAATGGCTGACAATATTGATAAAAGAATAAACGGAGCTTCAGAAGAGATTGAAGATCTCCAAATAGCTCCTGAAATGATAGAGTTGCCAGATGCTGATCTTCTGGAAAATGCATTAATACAGATGCAGGAAGATGGTAGCGCCATTCTTGGTGCAGAAATGGGTGGTCGCGAAGAAGTCCCATTTGATGCAAACCTGTCTGAATATATAGACGATTCTGAGTTAATGGGCGTTGCTTCTGGTCTGATTGCTGGCATTGAAGAAGACAAATCTTCTAGGAAAGACTGGGAAGAAACATACAGCAATGGCATAAAACTGCTTGGTTTTAAAAACGAAGAAAGATCCCAGCCATTTGAAGGATCTTCAGGAGTTCATCATCCACTTTTAGCAGAATCCATAACACAATTTCAAGCTCAAGCATACAAAGAGCTGTTACCAGCATCGGGACCAGTCAAAACACAGGTTATAGGTGTTGCAACTGGAGAAAACACTGCGCAAGCAGAGCGTGTTAAGGAGTTTATGAACTACCAAATCATGCATGTGATGGAAGAGTATGATCCAGAGCTTGACCAGCTTCTTTTTTATTTACCGCTTTCTGGTAGCGCATTTAAAAAGGTTTATTATGACCAAACCATGGAAAGAGCTGTTTCAAATTTTGTGGCAGCTGAAGATTTGCTTGTTCCATATACAGCAACCGATCTTTTAACCTGTTCTAGAATCACTCACATTGTCAGAATGCTCGATAATGAGCTCAAAAAACTTCAAGCATCTGGTTTTTATAGAGATATAGAAATTAATCCAGAAGTAAACACTTCTTCTGGTTTGGAGGTTCAGTCTGCAATTGATGAAGCTCAAGGAGTTGAGCCAACTGGTGTTTCCGACCAAGAATATGGCTTATATGAAGTTCATACCGACCTTGATCTCCCTGGCTTTGAAGATGTCGATCAAAACGGAGAGATGACTGGCATAAAACTGCCATATATCGTTACTATTGACGAAGATAGCACAAAAATTTTATCGATCAGGCGAAATTGGGCTCAAACTGATCCTCGTCGCATGAAAATACAATATTTTGTGCATTACAAATTTTTACCTGGTCTTGGTTTTTATGGTTTTGGTTTAACCCACATGATTGGTGGCTTAACCCAGTCATCAACGTCTATTTTAAGGCAGTTGATTGATGCTGGAACACTTGCAAACCTGCCAGCAGGCTTTAAAGCCAGAGGCATAAGGGTCAGAAATGAAGACGATCCATTACAACCTGGTGAATTTAGGGATGTTGATGCTCCAGGCGGAAGTTTGCGTGATGCGCTCATGCCATTGCCATTTAAAGAGCCATCAGCAACATTATTGAACCTTTTGGGCATTTTAGTCGATTCTGGAAGGCGTTTTGCGTCAATTGCCGACATGAAAGTGGCTGATTCCAACCAAGCGATGCCTGTTGGAACCACTGTTGCCATGCTGGAAAGGGGAACCAAGGTCATGTCCGCTATACATAAAAGGCTTCATTACGCACAAAAGGTTGAATTTAACATTTTAGCTCGCGTTTTTGCTCAATATTTGCCACCAGAGTATCCCTATCAGACAATTGGCGGTCAACAGCAGATAAAAGCTATGGATTTTGATGATCGTGTTGACATTGTTCCTGTCTCCGATCCAAATATTTTCTCAATGAGCCAAAGGATTATGATGGCGCAAACCCAACTACAGCTTGTTCAGTCAAATCCAGAAGTTCATGGTCCACAAGGAATGTATCAGGCTTACAAGCGTATGTATGAAGCATTGGGAGTGCAGGATATTGACTCTATTTTATCGCCACCGCCAGAACCAGAGCCCAGTGATCCAGCTACAGATGCTCAAAACATTCTTAAAGGTCAGTCTGTTCAGGCTTTCCCTGGTCAGGATCACGATGCTTACATTCAAACATACATGTCTGTTTTACAAACGATGCCAGCACAGTCCAATATGGCAATTTACTCAACTTTGGTGTCGCAGATGTATCAACATGTGTCTTTAAAGGTGAAAGCTACTATAGAACAGCAAATGCAACCCCAAATACAGCAGATTTTAATGCAAAGTGGTGGTAATATGACTCCAGAAATACAAATGAGCATCAAAAACATGATTGATAATGCATCCAGCCCCATCATTGCACAGGAAATAACGAAAATTAACCAAAATATAGCTCCACCACAACAGGAAGACCCATTGGTAACGCTTAGAAGGCAGGAATTAGCCATTAAAGGAGCTGATCTTGAGCGCAAAGCTCGCGAATTTGACTCAAAACAGGGTGTTGAAGTTGAAAAAATAAGAAGTGGCGAACAAATATCAAGAGAAAAAATGGGCTCCCAAGAACAAATAGCAGACGACAAGATAGATGTTGCGCTGGAAAGACTTGACCAACAAGCTGATTTTAAAGAGTCAGATATTAGACGCGGTAAATAATGGATCTAATTTCTCTTTCACAATTTATTTTTAAAATAATTGGAAATAGAAGAGATCAGATTGGTGATCTTCTTACGTCTGGAAATGTTAAAAATATGGAAGAATATCGCTCTTTGGTTGGCGAAATAATGGGCATGTCTTTTGTTGAGCAGGAGCTCAGAACTGTATTAAAAAATGCGGAGATGTTAGACGATGAGTAATGGATTGTTGGTTCCTTCACATATAAAAAAGGAACAGGAAATAGTGAAACAGAGCGCTTTAAAACAAAAAGAACCGAAGGAAGAGCCAAAAAAAACTGTTGAAGAGGCTTATGTTGAGCCAGAAGAAAAGATTTTAGATCCAGACCTCTTATCAAAGTCATTATTGGAAAGAATGCCATCCCCCACTGGATGGAGATTGTTGGTTTTGCCTTATAAGGGTAAAGCAGTCACTGATGGCGGAATTATGTTGACGGAAGCAACATTGGAGAAAAGAGCTTTAACAACAGTTGTAGCTTATGTTTTAAAAATGGGTCCTTTGTGTTATAAAGATACTAATAAGTTTGGT